AAAAAAAAAAAAAAAAAAAAATAAAAAAAAAAAAAAAAAAAAAAAAAAAAAAAAAAAAAAAAAAAAAAAAAAAAAAAAAAAAAAAAAAAAAAAAAAAAAAAAAAAAAAACAAAACAAACGAAAAAAAAAAAATATAAATTTTTTATTGCTCATGGTGGATATAATCAAGAAGTCGCTGGACCAAAAGATGAGCCTATTCTTAATACTAATGTTATATCAACAAATGTACCAACCTTTATTAAACCAAATATGACATCATCCGGAAAAAATATGCCAATTACTTCAATATCTAATAATACAGAACCACCTTCACCATCACCGACACCAATTGCAATGCCATCTCCACCATCTACCACAATGCCATCTCCACCATCTACCACAATGCCATCTCCACCATCTAACATGGAACCATCACCATCAATGAACGAAAATAATATGACCGATGATGTAATAGAAAATGAAAATATGCCATCTCCTCCTCCAATGATGAATGAATCATCATCAAACATGGATTCTCCACAAGATATGCTCGAAGAAGAATTCTATAATGATTCTTTATAATAAAAAATAAATCGTTTTTAATAATTTTTAAATAAATGGAATATATTGTGGTGGTGATAAACTATATAAGTTAATTCTAAATGGTTCATTATAAGCTGGAATATTTATAACATCATCATTATATAATTCATCACATCCATAATCACCAGAACAATTTTTTTTATCTTTCATAATTGGTAATCTAACTTCTCTGAATTTATCTGTAGCTGTATAATAAAACCATTTAGAACTACCTGGATAAACTCTTCGACCATATAATGGTAAAATTTTATCATTACCATTATTTACACAAATACCAACTTGTTGATATTCACCAGATGGACCACGTGTTGGAATATTGATAGGTATACCAATATTTCTTAAATTATTATCATAATTAGATAAATATGGGTGTTGTCTTTGATAAGGCAATGTCGATGATACAGTTCTTGAATAGGCATGATCTATTATATACATATTATTATTTTCGTAATATTGTTTAGGAGGATTGGGTCTATTTAAATTCGCTAATTGATTACTTTCTTTTATTTCTTGTATTTTATTTTCGGTTTTGATATCATCTAATTTAGAATTTAAAACTTTATTTTCTAAATTAATTACTTTATGAACATAATCAATATTATTTTCAATTGTTTTATTAGTTTCTTGTTTAAAATTATTATAAACATAATAAGCAATAAAAAATAATATTAAACAAATTAATAAGAATTTTGAGTAATCAAAACATATAAAACCTTTGGGACATTTCTTCATTATTTAAATATATATTTATAGATAGATAATTGTTTAGATTAAATAAAAAACAAGAATTACATATTTTATATTTTTATTAAGATATTATAATTATCATAATATCCAATTTTTTTTGTAAATTTCATTAATGTATAAATATATTTTGATCGAATATTACTGGTTTTAGGTAAATTGATACATACATAAATTCCATAGTAATTTAATGTTGAAAATAATAATGTTATTTGTGCCAATTGCAAATAATCAAATAAAGAATTACTATCTATTATCATATCAAATTTTATATTATTATCATTAAAATATTTATTTACTTGAAAAGCTTTAGATGGCACAAAATCACATTTTTTAAAATTTGAATAATTAGTGTTAGAAATTATAAAAATTTCACTCTTATTATAATTCTTTTTTATTTTTGATAACAAAAGTCCAAAATCAAAATTGTTAATTTTTCTAATATAAGATAAGTTATCAATCACCAAAATTCTTCTAGGATTAATTTGATTATTTGATTTAAATATATCATTTATTTTTTTAAAAAAATCCATTATTTAAGATTATTTATATAATTTATTTTTAAATCTTTATTTATTTTTATTCACTATACGAAATTTGAATATATTTATTGGAAATACATAGAATCACTCATAAAATCATTAGTATTATTCATAAATGGATTCTCTACTGGGGATGGAATTGTCTCCATAGCTATATTATTTGAATCGCTAATTTCTGGATATTCATAACTACATTCTAAAACTTGACCATCATTTGTTTGAGCGTCAAAACTGTCAGTATTATCCATTTGCATTTCTAATGGTTTAATATTAATTGGTAAATTTCTTTGAAATGTAGTATTATCTATTTTATTTGTTTGATTATCACAAAAATCACACATTTTACTGATTCTTCTTTTTAATCGTTTCCCACGTTTACATTGTTTACAATCATTAATATTATTACCTGGTTTCCAAGACCAATGACCATCTTTTGAAACTGGTCCTTCATTTCCACCCCCATAACTATGATTACCCCAACTTTTATTATCATAATTTACAAATTGTTCGTTGGATTCGTTTGGATTATATTCTGATACAATCGTATTTTCATTTTCACCTATTGTATCTATAAATTCGGAATTTGATAAATCTCTATCCCAAGACCAATGACCATCCTCTGCAGCTTCACCATATATTATTTTAGAATCCCATGATGTATCATCAAATTCTTGTTTTGTCATTTTAAATTTATTTATAATAAAGTTTTTATTATTTTGTAACAATATAAAGATTAAAAATAAAATTATAATAAAAATCATTAAAAAAAAATTTCTTTTTTTGTACATTCTTATATTTATAAAAAGATAAAAAAAAAGTTAATTTTAATATTTTAATTTAATAATTTATAGGTAAGTTTGCTTTTTTTTAACATATTTTTTAAATTAATTTTAAAATATTTTCTTACATATTTTTCAATCTCATTTATATTTTCATCCTTTAAATCATCATAATCACCATAAAAATATAATTCCCCATTTTTTTTTATTTCGATCAAATTATTATTTATAAATCTTAAATTTAATAAACATCTACAAATTCCATTATCTCCAACATTGGTAATTGTTATCCATGGTTTTCTCCGAATATTTAAAAAAAATCCACTAATTGATTCATCTGGATTCAATATTTCAATAAAATAATAATTCCATTTATCTGTTTTATCATTAACATAATTACATTCGCATATATCAGTATTTTTTGGTATTTTTTGATATTGATTCAATATTAATTCTTGGTTTAAATTTAAATTTTTAGATTCAACTACTTGTATTCGATCATCAAAAATATTCGCACTATATATAGATTTATTAATTGAATTTTTAGAATTCACGACTATTGGTTCCAAAAAATAAAATGCAGGGTCTAATATCATGTAAATATTTTCATCAATCGGTATTCCCAAGGAAACATGAGATATATTTAAATATCCTTCTTTTTCATATGCTTTTGGAATACCAGCAGGAATTAAAAACGATTTTATATTTAGTTTATTTTGTATTAAGTTTTTTAAATAGATAGATAATCCTATACAATTACTACTATTAGAATTTTCTATACACTCCTGAGAAGTATTATAATCATAATATGAAAATGTCGAAAATGCATTTGTTTTGTAATTATTTTGTAATAATTTAATTATTGTCTTTACAGATATTTTTTGATTATAATCTTTTCTATTTATTTCTTTTGTTTTTAAATAATTATAGTTCATTTATAATAAATTTATATTTAAATTTATATTGAATTAAACCAGAAATTTTATTCATTATTATATAATCTATATAATGTACATGGGGTCTTATCATAAATAGAGCATGTAGCTACTAATAAATCATTTCTAAAGCCAGGTGGACCTTTATAATATGTATTTTTGTAAAGAATTGTATTATTAGTGTTATTAAGTTTTTTATTAAAATGATAACTATTTTTAGTTGTTTTATATTTATTTGCTTTACAATCCTTATGATTAACCGATTTATCTTGTTCAGTTGATACATTTGGATACATGAGATAATTATTTTCATTCAAATTATTGGTTTGGATCAAATCTTTTGTAATTATTTCTTTAGTATCCTTACTACAATTTAATTTACTTTTAGTATTACAATTATTATTTTTTATGGAATCATATTCAGGTAAAATTCCATAAACACACTCACCTGTGCAAGGGGAATTTTTGCCCTTATTTGTTAATACATAATTAGTACCTAAATAAGGTTTATAATTTTCAATTTGTTTTGGTTTATAGATAAAAGTGTAAACGACATAAAATGCAATTATTGCTATTATGAGAAATACAATTGATTTTTTAACAAATTTAAAAATATACAAAAAAATAATGAATAGTAGAAATACATAAATAATATGGTTTGAAATAAAATCAAGAATTTTCATTATATATATAAAATAGATAATATAAAAAAAAAAATTTATTGATTAATTTACTCTAGAAAATAATATAAACTTTATTCTTTAGTGCTTCGAATCTAAAAAAAAAAAAAAAATAAATTATACATAAATGAATTATTATTACTCCAATTTAAATATAATTTTGTTTATCTTTTAATACAAATTATTTTATTTTTATTTTTTTAATAATTATTTAGAATTTAATGGTAAAGTCGTATTTAATTTTTTTTTTTTATTATTTTTTTCATCATCATAAAATAACTTACCTAATGATAATGTCCCACCAACTGCACAAATAATCCAAATAGTTACAAAAGAAATCATAATATTTATTTTATATAAATATATTTTATCTAAAAAATTTGATTTTAATTAATTGATAATTTTTAAAAATAAATTTTTTAAATGACCTCAATTATTGTTATAAAACCAAATGGAGACATAATTCAGTCAAAAATTTCTAAATTTTCTCCAAATTGTATAACTCGATGTTTTAAAAATAAAGGTATTGGGCGTCCCAGGAAAATCCATGAGTGGAATAAATGGGGTTTGCATTTATATTGTTATGATAATGGAAAACCAGGAAACGAAAATAAATTTGATCTTCCTCCTCCAGTTGATGAAAATATATTTTATGGTGATCTAGTATTTTTGAAACTTTTAGAAAATAATCTAACTAATTTAAATAAAAAATTTTTTGATAAATTCTATGAAACCGAATTTGGAGGATTTATCGATTTGGATGAAGAAAGTAATGAGTCTACAAGTGATAATGATGGATTATTAAAATATGATAGTGAAGCAGATAGTGATTGGAAACCAGGATCTGAAACATCATCATCAGAAGATATTACAAGTTTAGAAGAGGATGAAAGTGAATTAGAATCTGAATATTCAGATACTGAAGAGGAAGAAATAGATGATGAAGAAGAGGAAGAAATAGATGATGAAGAAGAGGAAGAA